GCCTCAAGCTGTTCGGACTTGTCGCCCGCTGAGGAAGACGCATGGAGGAGGGAATTTGTCGGAGGAGGTCTTCGCCTTCCTGAATGATCTGAAGGCGCCCACGCTCATATGGCGTCCGCGCGCTCGACAAGGCGCGATCCCGCGCGCCGGCGCGGGTGTAGTCGTCGACCTTGCGTTGCGCCTCCGCTAGAAGTCGAAGGCGCTCCGCCTCAGCCTCCATCAGATGCTGCGTGGCGTTCTTTGTGTCCTGGAGCGCCTGAGTGCGGCCCTTCTCAAGAATGATGGCTTCGCGCTGCGCATAGGTCTGCGCGGTTATCTCTTTGGCGGCAAGGGCCGCGTCGGACGCGATTCGATCGATCCCGAGCTGGCGGGCAAGCGCCTCGTCCAGTTTCCCGGCCGTCAATGCCTTTTGGCGCGCCTGCCGGGCAAATTCATCATCGCTGACGCCAGTGCCAAGGATGCCCCGCGCGATACGGTCCAGGAAATTCGACGCGGAAACCTTCAACTCGTCCAGTGCGCGGCTGGCGCTCCATGTTGGGTCTTCGAGCCTCTTGAGGCTCTCTTTCACCACGTCGATCAGCTTTGCCGTCGCAGCGGAGCGGTCGCCAAGATCGGCGAGGCGGTTGATTTCCTCACGTTGCGCGAACGAAACCAACCCGAATTTGCGTGCCAGCTCATCAGCGCCACGCGCGGGCTCAACAAGCGCGTTTGCGAGGATTTTTGCGACGTCGTCTTCGCCCATCCCGAGTTTCCGGGAGAAGTCACGAGTCAAACCGATCGCGCCGCCGATTGAGCCGCCGGACACGCCGGCGCCAAGATATTGCCCGGCAAGGCCACGGGCGCTGGAGACTGACATTCCGGATGCGGCAGCGGCGCGCGACGCGATTTGATTGACGTCTCCAACGGCGAAGCCAGACGCGCGGCCGAGCCCGTTGAGGCTAATCGAAAGAGAGTCCGTCTGCGCCTGCCAACGATACATCGCATAGGACGCTGTCCCGATCGCCGCGGCGATCGCCGTGACCGGGTTTAGCGCGTATCGACCGATGACCGCCCCAAACTCTTTGAGCGCGGCCCCCGCGCCGCCGCTACTCGAAGTGAAGACGTCCGCGATTTGCCCACCCTGCTGCATAAGAACCGTTAGCGGAGAAGAGCCGCCGGCGAGCGAGACAGCGACATCCTGCCCCTGGCGCGAGAGGTTGATCCATTCGTGGCGCGCGAGGCCCGCGGCCTTCGCCGCATCATTGGCCGATTGAGACATCCGGCGCGTCATGGCGGTGGGATCGCTCATCCCTCCAGCCTTCGACATGATCGCCGTCATCGCGGTGGCTTTTTGCATCGACTCGCCCATTGTCTTGGCGTTGTCGTTCAGCGCCGCATTTAGAGCGAGATACTTTGCGCGTTCTTTTTCGACGGCGGCGCCAAGCGCATTCGCATTTTCTATCCCTTCGCGAACCGCGGCCGCATATAGGCGCTCTCCATACTCAACCTTTTTGAGCTGCTTCTCCATTGGAGTAAGCTGCTGATTTATGTATGAGCTCGCCCTCGCCCCAAGGCGCGTTATTGCCTTTTCTGCGGTTTCTTCTTGCTTGACGAGCACTTCCAATCCGTCCGCCGCGCCGAGGACGCTCTCCTCGACCTTCCCGAAACCGCGCGCGACTTCATCAGCGCCGGTTATCGTCATGCGGGATTCATAGTCCTGGACGATGGCGGCATGTTTCATTTGCGGGCTCGCCTCACAGATATATCAAGATGGTCGGCTGGCGCCGCGGATTGTCGCGGCCCTTGGTCTTGCGCTGTTGCCGCGCTGTCTTGCTCGTGGCGACCCACCGATCCAGCGCTGGCGCCGGACCTTCTGGCTCGGCATAGGTGAACTTGATCAGCGCCACATTTGAGAAGCGGCCCTTCGCCATTGCGGCGACCGCCTCGTAGACATGGCCCGGCACATAGCCCTTCTGCCCGCGCTCGATCTTCCGGGCGTAGGGCACGAGTGCGACGAACATGACCTCTTTCGCGCCAACGGCCTTATTGGGGTCGTCAATCTCGACCCCATCGGCATAGATGGCGTGCTGCCTGCGATAGTCGCCGGATTTCTCCGGTCCGGATGCTGTGAGCAGATCGTCGATGTAGGCGACGACGCCGGGCGTCAGCTCCCACCGCGCGGTGATGACGCTTGTGTCCTTCGCTGTGAACAGGTTGCCCGTCTCGCGGCCGTCGACGAATGTCTTATAAGTGACGTCGCGGCCGAGCGCGACGTCATTGTTCCGGTCAATCTCGCGGATGGAAGCCCCCACCGCTTCAGCGAACGCCTTTGCCCGCGTCTCAGGCGAAAACACTCCACTCCCCGCGAAGACGTCCTTTCGATTGATCAACGGGAATTTAATGCGCGCTGACATCAGCTCTTCGCCTTGTTGACCGCGGACAGATATACGCCATCCAGGCGGCGGATCAGCTTCAGGAACCGAGCGAAGTGCTCCACCCCTTCAGGCCCAAACCGCTGCGCATAGTCGTCGACCGCCGAAAACGGGATCGGCTTGAGCCATAGCCGCTCGCCAATCACGTCAGACGGCCTGCCGGAACTCAGCTCCCAGAACGCGTTCCAGACGAATTGCAGATGCGGCCCAATACCCGGCCGCATTTCGAATGCCTTTAGCGCCACACGGTTCCCCGCAGCCGCCTCCTCGGCAAGCCATGCCTCTTGCTCGCCGTAGGCCATGGCCCATTCAAGGGCCGAAATCAGTTTTTTGCGTCGTCCTCGAGGGCGGCGGCGCTTGCGTCGCGAATGGCGATGGACTCGACGACGATCTTCTCGCGCAGCTTCTGGAGGACGGGGACAGAAAGCCATTCAAGCGCCGTAGCCTTCGAAAATGGCAGCGGCTGGCCGACGTCGTCCTCGATCCCTGACCAGTCCGCGACGATGGCCTCCGCAAGCAGGCGCGCGTTCTGCGCTTCGGCGAGCGCGAAGTCACGCTTCGCCGACGCCTGGCCGGCCGCCTCGAAATTCATCCGGCGCACATCCGGGTTGTCGATTGGGCGAATTTTCAGGCGAACCCCTGAATAGAATTCGTCGAACGAAACCCACTTGCCGGCGTCGCGCGTTGTTTCCTTGGCGATGATTTCACTCAGCTTCACGTTTCACCTCTGCCTTGCTCGCGACAGGCTTGGCGGGCAGCAGCTCCGCCAGGCCTTTTTCGATGATGAGTTTGCCGAAAGCGGCGTCGACGTCTGGCGTCGCGTCGGCAACGAAAGTCCGCTCGGGCTTTTCCTCGCCATCGGGAAACCCGATGAAGGTTTGAAGGATTTTGACTTGCATCAGGCGACCGCCTTTTCGATTTTAATAGTGCCGTTCGTGCCGTCATAAACGGCCTGAAATCCCAGCGTGGCGGACACGGGCCCGGTGCCGGCCTGCGAGAAGGTCCCCTCCGAGAAATAAACCTTGGGGAGCGTGAAGGTGTATTTTTTCGCGGTGACAGTGCCGATCGTAAACGCCAACGCGCCGCTCGAATGGTTCAAGAACTTGTCATAGGCGGTCTTGTCCTCGAACAAGGTTTCGACCGATCCGGTCACCTCGATCTGGTCGAATGACGTTCCTGAGCGGTTGAGATTCCCGACCGTATTGATGGCCGTCAACGCGTGACGAACGCTCATCTGGATCGCGCGCACCGAGGGAACCGGCGAGAGGCTCATGAGGGCGAGACCGGCGACCTGGATTCCTGTATAGACTTCTTCGGCGTTGACGGCGGCATAAGTCGCCCCCGAAATCGCCGTCGTCGCAATGACCGCGTCTTTCGCCTGCAGGGACACCGACGCCTTCATGACTTCCCGTGCGGCGACAGAGAGATCGAGCTGCTCGACCTCGGCGCCCGTGAAGCGCAAATAATTGAGCGCGGTTCCGGTGATCTTCTCTTCGATCGTCTTCGAGACCGCTGCGACGCGGCCGTTCCAGGCGACGTTCGCGGTAAACGCCGACTGCCGGATGGCCGCCAGGAGGAAGCTTTCGAACGCGTCGCCATAACTCGGCACGAGTTCATACTTACCTGCGGCGTCCTGGCCGAGCTGGACGAGGTCGACCGGGTTTGAATGGGCCGTAAGCTGCCGGATCACCTCGGCGACCTTGGTCGGGTTCATACCCGATCCTTCCAGCACACGAACCAGCTTGAAGGATGGCGTCGCCGGGGTCGATCCGAACGTGACCTCGTCGACGATTGCAATATCGCGCTGCATGCCAGAGGCGAAAGTCATCTGCTTATTCTCCCTTAGAGCGCCTCGGCGCGTTAGCCGGCGAAGATGCGCCGATAGGAAACCGCGAAACTGATCTCGAAATAGGAGCCACGCTCAGATTCGGGGCGCACGGTCGGCCCCACAAAGCCGACGCAATCGATTGCGCTGAAGCGCGCGGCACGAAACGCGGCCATCAGCGTTTCAATTCGCGTTTGCCAGGGCGTCGCCACCGGGTTGAGCCCGATTCCTGCCGGCACATAGAGACAGACACGAAAGGCGCCGCTCTCTTCCTGAGCGTTGCTGCCGGTTGCGCCAAACGACAAAGGTTCTTCCGTCGCGATCGGGAAGAGCAGCTCGAGGAAGGCGGAATTGTCGCTCGGCACATCTCCCGACCCGTTGATGTCGGAGATCGGCGTATGCGTCCAGTTGGCGGCGACCCGTGTAGCGACCGCATTCATAACCGCAAGTGACGCCATTGATCAGCCGCCTGAAACTTCGAGTTCATAGGCAATCAGCACGCCCTGGATGCGCCGCGTCGCATCATCGACGGACTGGATCACAAGCGTCTTTCCCGCCCAGATCAGCCGATCCTGGCGGGAGAGAAACGGCGTCGGAAATCCAGAGGTCTCCACGTCCTCGGCGCTCACGATCGCCTTGCGGCCCAATTGCTGCGACGAGCCGATCGGCTGCGGG